GTTGAGCTTCTTCCTGGCGTCCTGTGACATATCCGCAGACAGAGTTTCCCCTGTCGCAAGGACTCCCAGTTCCTTAAAGGAGTTGTTCAGGATCTCTTGAATGGTCATACGGTTACATCCCCTTACCTCCCGTTACGTGTACTACCCGCAATTGCCCTCGGTCTAGCCACGTGGCTTATCTGTGGGTTCCCACAGCCTTTTTAGACCTACACCACCCATAACCTCGCTGCCACCCACCCGCATTGTGTCCTCGGGCCTCCCAGCCCTACCCAGCGAGGGCGCTTCTCTTAATTACTCGCCACCAATCCTTTTTCTTCAAGACGGGCCTCAACCTCAGCCAAGCGCACTTGGAGATTCTGGATGACATACAGCAACGTGACGGCCTCTGCCAACGTCGCCAGACCATACGGAGACGAGGTGGTGAGCGCCTGGAGTGCATAGTCAGGTGTCCCAGCCGCATCCGCGATGGTAATGGCGGTGAGTTGGGCAGTCAGGGCTGCGCCCTGGTCCACCGGCGATGAACCATGAAACGCCACGAGAGACGTGGTGGCCTTCCCGAGCACGGCCCCGTCAGGGGACTCGTGACCGAGATATTCTTTGGTCGATGTTTCCGTTGAGTTAATAGACATACGCTATCCTTTCATCCTTTCCGTGATTACGGGGTGCCCAAGATCCGGCACGCCAGATCAGGGTAGGTCGCCGTCCAGCCGTAGAGCACGTCCAGACGCACGATTTCTTGGTCGTTGGTGATATCAAAGTCTTTCACCAACCGGATGCTGATGCCCTGGTATTCCACCGTTTCACTCCACGGAATCCCTTCGGGAGCCTGGATCGGCACCGTCACCAGCGAGAATGCATTCCGCTGGAACGCGAGGTTGGCTTGATGGCTGCCCACCAGCGTCACCACAGCGGAACCTGTGGTTGGAAGCGCCGTCACATTCTGATACGCGCCCGTGGCATACATCGCCGGAGACACCGGCACCGAGGTCGCCGTGGTCACAGTGGTCGTGGCGGTCACGACGAACTGAGCCGCATAGCCCAGATCCGTCTTGCTGATGGGATTCACGGCATTGCAGGCCGCGAAGGTGATGATATCCCCCTTGACCAATGTCCCGTTTCCACCAGCCGTTAAGCTGACAGACGAAGCCCCAGCCGCAGGATTCGACGCCAACGTGATCGTGGTCGCCGTGCCTTTGGTATGGGACGGCACATTCTGAGATTCAAACAGATCGAATCCCGACAAGCGCCCAAGCGACGCTTCTTTCATGATATCCTCCACCATCGACGGCTGGAAGACATTCGCCGTGACCGACAACATCAAGGCATTGGTCGCAGCCGGAGACAGCGCCGCAAATCGGTCATTCAACATGACCGCAAACTCCGTCATCTTCTGCTTGGTATCAAGCATCGAAGAGAACTGCACGTCTCCACCAGCTGTCCCAGAGGCGTTGTAGACATCTTTGTACAGCGCCGCTCCGTCCATATCCACCTGGTTCGCCAGGGTGATACAGGCTGGTTTGATATATCGCTCTGTGTACTCATCAATCGAGAGCGTGAGGTCCTTGCTATTCCAGGCCCAGCCGACATGCTTCCGCTTGTCGATGGTGATGCTGCCCGATGATTCGGTCACATCTTGGAGGGCAAGCGTCGCCCCATCCGTGGCCACAAACTTGACCGGCTTCCGATAGGAGATGGTATCCCCCACCTTCACGCCGAAATCGTTCTTGAACTGCTTATTCGCCAACCGAGCGAACACCAGGTTATTCACTAACTGGAGCGCGGCTTCTTTGGCGATAATTGCAGGGGTGATGATTGTGTTAGGCATTGATCTGTCCCTTTATCGCTTGGTTTTCCCTCGCCATGCAAAGCGATGTTCATTCGCTTTCGCATATTCATCCATGTTCATCTTCTCAGGGTCTTTGGCAACCACTTCATTGCCCCCTGAGACGTTCTGGAGGGGCTTAGGAGCTTGTGTGATGACTTTTGGAGTCGGAGGGGTCAATCGCTCCTCCAATCTCCCGATTTCAAGCGCCACTTCAAACGGGGACAACTGATTCAATCGAGACGTGATCTCAGGATTCTTGGCCAGAAAGTAGGCAATCTGCGGGCCTTTGGTCGAATGCAGAATCGCTTCGACGACAGGCTCAGTTTGCACAAACGTCGGACTCTGCACTAAGGCGTCAAAGTCTGGTGTTTCTTTCTTAAACGCTTCTACCGAAGAAAAGAACTTCTTCGTTCGCTCTTGCACAGTCTGAACTTGTTCTGCACGAGACTGTATGGTGCGAACGGCGACTTTGACTTGATAGGCTACTGAGGCTTTGACAAAATCCCCATAGTCTGTAAAGTCATCCACCTTGGGCTCAACATCAAGAGGATTTGGAGTCGTGACAACTGGCTGGTCAGTGGTTGACTGCCCGGCTCTCTCCAACGCGATCTTCTTGTAAAAATCTCGCTCCCGAACCGCATCATCAGCAAGTCGTTTTTGGTCTTCTCGCTGTGCCGTCAGTTCAGAAAATCTCTTCGTGGCCCACTCTGGCGTTCCTTCTTTTGGCTCCTGGACAACTGGCTCTTGAATCGGTGATGGAACAATGGGTTGGTCCGTCTGTTGCGGTGCTTCTGCTGTGAGAGTGGCCTGGCTCTCAAGAACCTGTACGGCCTCCGCGCCCGTCTTCTCAACGGTGTTAGTGGTCTGGGTCTGACTCACGTGTATTCCCCTTTGCCTCGATGACAGTCGAGTACTGTGACTAACTTGGTCTTAGCTCCGTGGCGAACCTTTGCGTTTGCTGAAATTGCCCTGAGTATTCTCAACCTGCATCGACGGTTCCGGCTGTCGATCAGCCCCAGCGCCTTTCGGTCTGACCTGAGCCTTCGAGACTTCTCGCTCATTCGTCGGCTGCGCCTCATCGGTCTTAATCTTCATCCTGTCTTCACCCCCTCTCACTAAACAGTTGTTCAAGAATGTCTATCACTTCTTTCCTCACACTCGTCCCCTCTTTCTGGACGTTCAATGAGGCTTTCATCACTTTCAATTTCTCAATGTCAATCTTGATCTTGGAGATTTCAGCCTTGGATTCTGCAATCACCTGTTTCGGATCAGGAGGAAGCGTGTTCGGATCAATATCCTCACGAACCTGCAGAGGTAAGAGCCTCTTGAGACGCTCAGAAATCTCTTGGGCAAATTCCCAATCTTGAGACTTGGCCACAAGGTCCTGAATATACGGTCGGGCTTCGGGATACATCTGGCCAAAACTCATCATTCCCTCAGCCGCTTCCTGTCTCATCGTCGTAAAGGAAGGACCCGTATCCACCATGATGCCGTATTTCCCAATTGTGAGATCATTGAGGATGATCGGTTCACCCTTCTCTCCTCGATCAGGGGTATTCACAGGAACCAAATCCTCTGTATCATCGTGCTGACGAAGACGAAGCATTCGACTGGTATCAATCACTTTGGGGATCATGCCAATAATGATCTTTCCTGTTAATCTCAGCGCACGGGAGAGATTATCAACATACGAGAAATTCCCGACATCGCCCTCGGTCTGACGGGCACGAATGGCTTTCCCAGTCCGTTCATTCCCTGACATGCCCAATGACGCTTCACTCATACCCATTGAGGCTTTGATATCTTCGAGAGCCTGAGTAGATCCCTGAAACAATCCAGGCGAAGCGGTCGGAGGCTGTTGCCGCTGCGGGGGTGTGGGGGTTGTCGGATCAGCATTATACCTCAACACCGCGATATTCCGTCTGTTCGCTTCTTTATAATCAGTCTCGTAACCTTCAATCTGCTTGGCGGTCGCCACCCACGGAGACTTGGGTTGAAGGGCCACAAACTCCACTTCCGCCGAGCGCCAGTAGTTATACATTCGACAGGCATCGGCAGCATTCCGTACCATACCCCGGATATGCCGCTTTCCTTCAACGAGGATCATTTTCCCATAGAGAGGTACAATAGGGATAATCACCCCTGGAAACTCTTCTGGTCCCTCTAAGACTCCTGATCCACAGATGATATATCGCTTGATCCGATATGAGTTCACCATGCGATCTGCCACCACCGTCACTTCGGGGGGTAATGGAGCACCGGGAGTGGTGAGTGCCGTCATCGACTGCTTGGCCTTTTCTTGCTCAAGACGGTCTGTGGCTTTGTCGGCATCCATCACCGAGCCGTCTGAAAGCTGAACAATCTTTTTGACGATGGCTTCACGAATCCAGTATTCAGCAATCTTGACTCTATCCCGCTCGAACCACCCCTCAGTATCCCCCGATCCCACATCGGGAAGAGACGTAGGGTCCATATCAGGATAGCGTTCAGTAAATTCTTCCCGGCTCAGCCATTCAGTGACAAAGCACCAATCGGCAAATGTTTTATCCAGATCAAAAGGTTTAGGGTCAAAATAGACACTCAGCGGATTCGGAATCCACTCAATCGCAATATCTTGATCGAAGGTATCGGTATCAGAATACTTGGTGGTGACTCGCCAGGCCCCTAATCCGCCCGCCACCATCGACTCTGCGGCGTTATCGTAGATAGTTTCAGCATCAGAGTGATACTCGATGTTCTTAAGGATACCATCATAAATCTTGGCCATCTCAACCGTGGCATCCTTGGACTCTGGACGACACTTCATACGAGGGCAATTCAACCGAATATCTCCAACCACCTGATCCACAAATCGAGGGAGTTGATTCAGTGTCAATGAGGGGCGACCATCCGCATCTCGGTCTGCTTTAGTCCCAGCATCCCATTGGTCCATCCCAAGAAAGAACTTCATATCCTTTTGGTAGGCGTCTCGATTATGACTATCTGCCTCAGAAGCCCGTTTGAGCCGCTTGAGTGCTTTCACGAGGAGGGGATTTCTTCGTCCAGAGACCGACGTATCCACATCTTCTGCTATTTTCAACGCCTCATCCAATCAGATTCAGGCGACCCACCACGAGAAGGCCGCCGTCGGTGGACTTCACCAGAGGACACAAGGGGTTCTTCAAAACTGGTTGCAAAGATCCGAAAGCCATCCGCCGCGTGAGACGACCATGAATGGTCTGGGGAGGTTGAGAAGATCTTTCGTTCAGAATCCCACTTCTTGTGATAGTCTTTCAAGGCATCAATCCCACGCTTGACTTTAATGGAGTTAAAGAAGCACCGAGGAAAGATCGAACGGACGGCCTGAATCCCCACATCAATTGGCATCACAGGAACCACCGTAAAGAACCCGGCTTTACTGGTCAAGGTTTCTGCCACGGTGATGGCACTTTTTCCTGTCGAGAAGTCTCGCTTCTTGATATCGTGGGGGGTGTAGTTCTTCGCATACGTATACTTCTGCTGGTAGAGGTGCTTGATGTAATGCTCAACACCCTCACCAGAATCCTCAAAATAGTCGATGAAATAAATACACCGATTTTTCTTTTGATAAAACCAAATAGCAGTCGTATCTCGTGTCCCAATATCCCATGCAGTGTACACTGGAAGAGTGGGATCGTATTGGACTGAGAGTCCAATTCGTCCTTCTTGCTCCGCATCTTCCACCAACCGGCCATAATAACTACCAATCATGCTCCCAGTGAAGGAGCAATAATACTCCTGCTGGAGAAATTCTTCACTCATCCCTGAGAGGCGGTCTTCTTCGATCTTATCCTCTGTGACAACAGGCCGCCCTTCTTCATTGACAGTATCATCCACCGTCAACGTCGTCCAATGCCATCGAGGATTGCCCTCAGTTTTCTGTTTTAAGTCATAATAGTGGTTTTTCCCTTGGGGGGTTGAATTGAAGATAGCGAATCCACCGTTTTCCGCAAGGATAGGTCGAAACATGTTCCAGACTTTTGGATCTGTGAACGCAAATTCTGAGAAAACCATGCCAATAGGATTTGTTCCTCGGTAGGCGTCGGCATTATCGGACCCCAAGAGTTGAAGGATCGACCCATTCCAGAATTTCACCAGCATTTCGGTGTCTTTCGGCTCCCCGTCGATGAGGGCCGGAGGAATATGGTCGAGAAACCTGATCCCGTCTTTCCCCCTCGCCTGCCAAATCGCTTTGCGTGCCTGATTGAGAAGGGGGAAGACGTAAAAGTACGTCCCCACAGTCCGGCAGGCTTCTGAGATCATCAAGTTCCAGCATGTTTTATCTTTTCCACTCCGACGATGCCAGCACATCCCAATTCGTTTGATCCCTTTTTGGAGATCATTGAAGGGAATGATTTGATACGGGCGCGGCGTAAACCGAAACGGGATTTGAACCTCAGCCGTTCGAGTCAGATCCCCATCAACAAACTTTTGTACCCGTGGAGTTGATCTCCGTGGTGGGGCCATTAGAAAGGTCTTGGTGTGCAGATGTCTGTAATGGCATGGTCTGACAGCATGTGATGCTCTTCAATCAATTTCCCAAGAGCCAATTGATTCTCTGCGATAATCTTCGCGTAGACATCTGCTTGCTTTTTCAAGTCCTCATTTTGGGCGTGGAGCATTCCCAATTCATCAAACATCAATTTCTGCCCAGCCCCACATCCAATCAGAAGAAGACCGAGAACCACACCGATGAGGATTCGACGCAGCATTATTTCTCCGATTTAGACATCAGAGGTCTGACTTGCCAGGCTTCATGTTGTTTTTGAAGCTCGGCTTCGCTATATCCCCTTTTAATCATCCGCTTCACAGCCTTTTTCCAGGTGGGATCATCCTGCATGGCCTCTTTCCAAGTTCGTGGAGTGTGCGGCATTTACTTCTCCGACTTGGACATCACCTGTGTCACTTTAGAGAGCATGGCTCTCGCCTTGGCGTTGTGCATGTCTCCCATCGCCCGATGCATATCAGCTTTGGCATGATTATCTTCGGCCATCTTCTCATGCTTGCCGATTTTCGGATGTTTCTTCCGAGCACGGGCTTTTATCTTGTCTTGCTTCTCATAGTCGTTCAAGGACACCGGAACCTCCTGTGGCATTAGTCTAAATCCAATTCCGTCACATGGTAGAGAAATCGTGTGAGTCCAGAGGTATCAATCCCAAACCACCGAACGCCAATGAACCACCCACTTGGTACATACGATGCGGCATTCCCCATAAAGGTCTTAAATCGCCCAGAAGGGACACTACTTCTCGATAAGGATTCGGCACTCAGCAACGCCACTCGTTGCCCATCTTCATCTTTAATATAGAATTCCGCATCACGGGGCACACTTTGTTGATGAAACGCCCCTAGTTGCTGAATCACCCACAACTTGACATCGGGAACCATGATTTCTAATTCAACCGTGCCAATCGACGTGGTATCCGTGATCCGATCTGCGAGGCAGACAGCTTTTTTGGTTTCTTTCAGGTGGTTAAAAGCACCCAAATCAATACGATGGGACATCAGGTGTCCCTTCCTGCGGAGAGAACTTGCCGCGTCTGAGTAAGAATTACGTCCCTAGCCGAGTATGCCCGGCCCCTTAGACAGCCAATTTATCTTCTTCGGTCCAGGTCAAACAGCCTGTAATAATATCCCCCACCACCGCGTTATTGGCAATCAGAATCGCAAAGCCTTCGCCAGGGAGTAAGATGCACCCTGATTCGTCTTTTTTATTTTCGGCATAAGGCTCCATCAGGACCACCGGAGAGACTCCCACTCGCCGCGCACAATTAAAACTCCGCATCGAGGCATCAAAGACCACATTCGTCACGGTCAACGGAGAGGTTCCTGAGATCGTCGCACTTCGGATATCAAGGACCGATGTCGCCGGTTGCGATGAGACACGCTTGGTAGGGGTAATCGCCGCTCCACCAGAAGGGGTCGCCGCAGAGAACATCTTCAATTGGTAAATCTGTGTGGTGGCTTCGGCGGTGCCGGTAAAACCGAGAGAGACAAAGAGTTTCTTGATGTGAACAATCTTATCCGCTGACGGATCAGTACGGAAGGTAAAAATAGAGCCCGCTGTCGTGACCCCAGAAAACAGTCCCAGCGTGAGGTCGCACATATATTGACGTTTATTCATGCTTTACTTCCTCTTTTTGCTGTTAGAGACAAGGGACTGCACATTCAACCGAGGATCAACTTGTGCGGCCACTCGACTCTTCGTGGCATAGGCACGCACCGCTTCTCGTCGCTGGTCTTCTGTCATCGACGCAGTATGAGGCAATTCAAAAGTCCCACGATACGGGATACGAGGCATAGATGATTCCTTTCTTACTTCTTCGTGTTACTCTTCGAGGACAGCGATTGGACGGCTGATGTATCCTGCCCTTGCTGATAGGACGTTCGATACTTGTTGATCTCTTTCTCACTCAGGCCCTTGGCCCGATAGCGGGCCAGAGCTTTCGCCCAAGGAGTTTCATTCGCCTCGGCATCCGCATCATACAGAGCAGGGCTCTTCCGTTTCAGGGCGTCCATCGTTGAAGCCATGTGTTAATCCTCTCGTTTGGGTACGGGGCCGTAGACGGCCAGATAGCGGGGATCAGTTTGCATACAGACATCACAGACAATCTTCTCTTCCGGGAACATCCACTTTTCCCAGCCTTCTCCAGAAGGACCTCGAAGATAGAATCCTGCGGTAAAATCACCAGACATATAGCCGTAAAAGTTCTTTTTACAGCGATCACAGGTCATCTTTGAGAGGTCAGCCATTGGAGACTGTTATTTCTTTTTCGCCGGTTTCCGACGGGGTTTCCCCTCCCTCTGCTTCGAGTACGCGACGGCCAACACTTGCTTTCGAGGATATTTGCCCTCGTGCATCAGTGTCGTCACATTCCTCTTGAAGCTCGTCGGACTCTTCCCGGTACTCAATGGCATGAGGTTCTTCCTTCGCATATTCAAGCGTGTCCAAATCAAGGACCTGTGCGATCACTTTCTTGGGGGGAGTGGCAAAGTTGTAGTTGACAATCTTGACTTGGACCGGCTTCTTCTCGGTGAGGGCTTGATTGCCAAACCCCCGGAGTTTCAGGCGCTCAATCGCTGCTTTCCATTCCCCCCCATCAGCCGCCTTGGTGATGACTCGAAGATCTTGGATGTCGCACTTGGCGATGGCGGCTTGGATGAGGCCCAAAAAGGCCGCGTAGATAGATCTGGGGCGTGTATGGCCCAAGGCCAGCCACTCCCTAAACTCGGTGGGTTTGATGCCTGCGTAGGCCGCTGCCGTATCCACCGAGGCCCCGAGTTCAAGGGCCTCAACCAGTTGCTTGGTCACGGACTCAATCTTAGCCAACTTCTTGGTGTCTTGTCGCATCTTGTTATGCCCGGTCCTGAGAATCAGAGGAATTGACTGTTTCACCTCATCCCAGGTTGCCCGTGCCGGAAGTTGCTCCGTCCCCTTTTGAAGCCAACGAAAGAGATGCGGGACATCCTGTTCAGTCACTCGCTCTTGCTTCGCGTGCTTTCTGGCTTTGTCCCCAGGTGCCCGTTTTTGATAGGCGACCGAAGGAGGTTTGATGACTTTCTCAGGCTTCGGTTGTGGCTGCGGGGGTTTCTTCCATCCCCGTGTCGTCATCCACTCCGCCCGAAGGTCCCTCATGACCATACCCACCCGCAGGGACAGCGAACCACCTCAGACGGGTGTGCCTTTTTCAAGGGAGATTGACACCAGGCGCACACACGAGTCCATGTGAAAAGAAGCTGGTCAGCCACGCGCTCCCCACCCCGAATGAGCCACCATACGGTGACGACGGGCCTAAGACTTGTCCGCTGTGCTTCTTCTGTAAGACGGCTTACGCAGCAGGCGGAAGGATTGATGTACCGTCAGGAGAAGTCGTCGCCTTCACAACCGTCCAGTTCTGATACCAGATATCACCCGTACCGGACACGTAATCTGTGGTGTCATACAGACCGGCCAGGATGTTTTCCGTGACGATATTCCCATTCCCACCCGTCAGATCCACATACAACGCCGTGCTCGTGACGGTCCCAAAGGCATTGCCTTTGATGACCGCGCAATTCAGCGGGGAGTCAATATGGGTGGCATTCCCGAAGCTCGACACATTCGACGGGAACCGATTGTCCTTGATCTTCCAATTCAGGGGATTGGCCACTGACGTACTGGTGTTCGCAATCGCTGCGGTGGTCATGCCTTTAAATTCACAGCCCTCCACGGTGACATTGTAACAGCCACCGTTATCCTCAATGCCGTACTTGCCATCCACAAACCGGCATCCCAAAAAGCTGGCATGGCTCGGATCGTATTCGGAGGTGCCAGAGAGGGCGTTCCGTTCCATCTTGACCGCTGCCGCATCCACCGGAGCGTCAAACACCATGTTCACAAAGTTCCATCCACGGCCCCGGAGTTTCAGCAAGGGGGTGGCTGCCGTCGGAGACGACGGGGGACGCCACATCGAGGACCCGACTTTGTACCCCGTCGCCGGGGAATCGGGGTGATGAAGGCTGCCCAGACCCACAATGGTCACATCGAAGGCCAAATGGTTCCCTACGACTTCTTCCCGCACATCACCCCAAAAGTAGACCGTATCGAGGGTGCCCACGACCGAGAGGGCTTTCGCCATTGTCAGATAGGCCGTCGAAGGGGAGAGTCCGTCAGCCGTATCGTCTCCCGTCCCACCGGGATCGGCATTGACGTACCGAGCAATCCCCGCCGGGTTGGTTTTGAGAGCGGCGAGTTCGTTCTCCAGATAGGAGCCATACCGGTTCGCCGGGTTTGAAATACTGGTATTGAGGGTGTTAAGTGACATGATTGGATGACCTCCCTGATGTGGAGCCCTTTCGACGACTCAAACGCCGAACACCAGTTTACAGGACTGGAGCTTTATCTGTTAAGC